GCAGTTGTTTTTCCAAGCCCCATGTCATCGGCTAATATAAACTTATCATTAGCTAATAACTTCTCAATAGCAACCTTCTGATGCTCCATGGGAGGGCGATTATCATACGGACTATAATCAATTACTCTATTTAATTTCTTTTCTTCTTGTAGTATAGCGGCTTTAGGTAACCAAAATGCGCTATTTTGTTCTGAATCTAAAATTTTACCCCAAATATGATACGCTTTATCTGATTCACATAATAACTTTTCACACCATATCTTTTCAGGTGGAATCGGTAATAATTTCTCTTCTTGGATTTTTTCACCAAAAGTAGAAACAATATTTATATGTTTTCTTGCAACCTTTGGATTGATGTCTTTATATTTTAAAACATATTCAGCTTGTGGGCGAGTTAGTTTAAAATTTTTAACTTCCGTGAACTTTCTTTTATATTCTAATAGTTGATTATTAGAACCCTCGTATATTAATAGCGCTTCTCGCGCTTCTATTTCTGGTATCATTCCACTCATTATTTCAATATAACTAAATAGAACGTAAGATTAAACTATTTATTAAGATATGAATAATAAACTACCAATTACCAGAGTTTCTAAATTTTTTGGACAGGATGACTTTGATTTACACATTCAAATGGGTGAAGAGTATCTTCATGGGGATTTGAATATGAAATTAGTGTTGTATAGAGTGGATAGAACTAAGACAGAAATCGATGATGTATACGCTGAGGTTGGGTTAGACGAAATTAAATATTTTCCACCTATTGAGTTTAATGGGTTAGTAAAAATTGATGAGCCAAAAAATAATTCTTATAAAGGTGGGATTTTAAGATATAACGAACCGGGTAATTTAATGATATCCGTCTATATTAAACATTTAGAGCAATTAAACGTGGATATCAGATATGGTGATTTTATTGGTTATCAAGAATCTGAAACTAGAACTAGATTTTACACGGTAACGAATGATGGAAAAGTAGTTTCAGATAATAAACATAATATGTTCGGTTACAAACCTTATTATAGAAATATCGTATGTTCACCGACACAAGACAACACATTTAGAGGAGTATAATATGGGAATACCTAAAAAAAGAAAGAACAATATACAGATTTATAAAGAATCTGAAGGTGTAGCAAGAAGACAGGAATTGTTAGATAGGATTACTAAATCTGATACATACCTACCTGATAGTATATTACACGATGATTTGGATAGGGGTATGTTAGACTATATTAAAAACACTTTTAAAATTGTTTCTGACGGAACCCAAATACCAATAATTGATAAAATATTAACAATACAAAGGTGGGGTGAATTTACACAAAATTGGTCTTTTAGTGATGAGGATAATAATTTAAAATTACCCTTTATAGCCACAATTAGAAAACCAGATGTTCAATTTGGTACAAACCCATCGGTACAAAGAACAATTCCCGATAGATATCAGATTTATTATGCGGCAGTGCCTAATTGGAATGGGACTACCATGGGAGCAGATATTTACACAATACCACAACCAATTCCAGTGGACGTAACATTTGATGTTTCTATTGTATGTGGTAAATTTAGAGATTTAAATAAATTTAATAAAATTGTTTTAAAGCACTTTGCATCAAGACAAGATTATACAACAATAAAAGGACACTACATACCGATTGTTTTAGATAAGATTGAGGATAACAGCCCAATTGAAACAATTGATGGGCGTAGATTTTACATTCAAAATTATCAGTTCACTATGCTTGGATATTTAATAGATAGTGAGGAATTTGAAGTTAAACCAGCAATTAATAGATTATTTACCATGTTTGAATTTGTAAACCAAAACTCAATAGCAAAAAAATTCATAAGTAAGACAGTTAATATTGTCACAAGTAACCAAAGTGCTTTTGGGGGGCAAACTGTTTTTACGGTAAACGAACCAATAGGTACTTTATTCACCGTTGCTATCAATGGTATCATTCAAACTAAAGATATTCATTATTATCATGTAGCATATACATCAAGAGTTACATTAGCGGAACCCGTTCCTGATTTTAGTTTAATCACTATAATCTATTACAAAGGTAAAAATAGTATAATACTTGATAATTTTGGTAAGCTATTAAAAGTTAAAACCGAAGTTTTTACGTATTCTGAATCGATTAATTTTTTCTTAGATTATGACATTAAAAGTATTGTAACGTTAGATGTTAATGGTATGGTGCAAACCGAAGGACAATCATTTGAAATAACAGGAAATAAAGATGTTACACTTTTAGGTACCCCATCTGTTGGCTCAACAATAGGTGTTACTTACGTATATTAATCGTCTCCGTAAATGTCCTTCTTTTTTGGTTTACATAGTTCTTCTATGTGCTTTTCTAACACTTTATAAATTTTTAATCCATTTTTATCACAATAATTTTTTAACATTTCGTGATATTTCTCATTGATTTTAACGTTTTTCTGCTTGTTTTCCATAAAAAAGATAGTAAAAGATAAATAACTATCTTTTACAAAAAAGTTGGGAAATCTTTGATAAAAACAAAGATATTTATTAGATAAGTAATAAATTAATTTAACCAAACAACAATCAATGGCAAGTAATAACAGAGTTTTCGTATCTCCGGGAGTCTACACATCGGAAGTAGATTTAACATTTGTAGCACAAAGTGTGGGTGTTACAACATTGGGGTTAGTGGGTGAGACTTTAAAAGGTCCAGCTTTCGAACCAATTTTAATCACAAGTTTTGACAATTTTAGAACATCTTTTGGTTCTACTTCCCCTGAAAAAGACGGAAACGGAAATCCAAAGTATGAATTAGGATATGTTGCTAAATCATATCTACAAGAATCTAATCAATTATTTGTAACAAGAGTATTAGGTAAAAGTGGGTATAAACCAGTAAAATCATTTGGTATTGTAACTGAAGGTGGTATTAGTGTACCAAATTTAGATGCTTATTTGGATGGTACCTATACTGGAAATACTGCGGGTAACTTCTCGTGGAACCCTAATACCCCATCAACATCTGAAGTATTTTCATCTTTGTCAGGTGTAACAGCGTTTGACGGAACATCTATTCCTGATTACATTAAAAAGAATTATAGTGGTTTAACGGCAGGAGATAATGGTAAATGGTTTGCAATAGGTTTCCAACCTGCAGGATCAAATCAACCTAATTTAGTTGGTTCAAATGAACAAGTTTCTCCGTTAACAGGTAAAAAATATGTCGAAAATAAAAATAGACAAGAGTGGTATAACACTTGTTTTGTAGAAGGAACACCAGGAGATGAAACAACTATTACACATATTAGAAGTTATTTATTTACTTGGACAGGTGGTACAGTATTTGATGGTGAAAAATTTGATATCGTTGCAAGTATGGATAGCGATTACGATAATGTAGTCGTTGCATCATTAAGATCAAGAGGACGTTACGTACAACAAAATTTAAATTTAGAAGTTACAACTAACACTAAAATTACATTAAGTAACACAGATACCATTGAATTCAATCCGTTGGGTGAATTTACAATTGACGTTACAGGCTCAACAGGTGGAAGTAAATCTTTTAACGTATCGTTAGATATGAGTTCACCTCAGTACATTACTAAGGTTTTAGGTAATGATAATTTTTCTCAATCATATATTGATAATCCCGTGTATGTACATGAAGTTTATCCAAACTGGTTAAAAAATGCATTTGAACAAGGTAAAATTAGAGGTTTACAAACAACATTTGAATATGACGATGTTAGTACCGACTTCTTAACTGAGTGGGATACACCAATGTCAGCAACAGTTGTTTCTGAAGTACGAGGTGGTAAAGTAAATGATTTATTTAATATTATTACAATTTCAGATGGTGAATCTGCAAATAAAGAAGTAAAAATTACAATTCAAAATATTAATTTAGATTCAGGTGAATTTGATTTATTAGTTCGTGATTATAACGATAGTGATGATAATGTGGTTGTGTTAGAAAAATTCTCAAGATGTTCAATGAATCCAGATGTTGCAGGTTATGTGGCAAGAAAAATTGGTACATCTGATGGTGAATATACCTTAGGTTCAAAATACATCATGTTAAATATGACACCTAATGCACCAATAGATGCATTTCCTGCAGGATTTAAAGGATTTACAAGTAAAAATTCATTTGGTTCAGATAGCAAATTAGGTGCTGTAACATATAAAACAAGTTATTTTGACGCGGGACAAGTTATGTATTATAAACCAGATGGTACGGCTGTGTTATCAAGCGGTGATAAAATTAAGAAAGTATCTTTAGGTTTATCAAGTCAATTAGCATTTACATATGATGATGATTTATTGAAATTTAAAGGTGCCTCTGCGGCAGGTGTAACAAAAGGGTTTCACCTTTCAACTAACGCATCAACTATTACAGGAACAACATACGTTACAACTAATTACGATTTAGAAGGACAAACTGATCCAACAAACAACAAACTAACTAATATTAGTAATCGTAAATTTACTTTTGCTGTGTTTGGTGGTTTTGATGGTTGGGATGTTTATAGAAACGTAAGAACAAATACGGATCAGTATATCTTTGGTACCCAAACTTATATTTCAGGTAATACAAATAATGGCGGTGTATTTAGTCCAACAGTTGCTAACTCAGACTACTACGCTTATTTAGATGGTATTAATACTTACCAAAACCCTGAAGCTGTGGATATTAACGTATTCGCAACACCAGGAATTAACTTCTTCGAACATAGTTCATTAACCACCCAAGCAATTGATATGATTGAAAACGATAGAGCGGATTCGATTTATATTATTGGTGCACCAAATGAAACTGATATGTCGTCAATTGTTGGTGATTTAGATGATGTTTCAATTGATTCTAACTATTCTGCGGTTTATTGGCCTTGGATTCAAGTAAGAGATACAGATAACGCAACACAACTTTATATCCCACCAACAGGTGAGGTTGTAAGGAATATCGCTTTAACTGACAACGTTTCTTACCCTTGGTTCGCGGTGGCGGGTTATTCAAGAGGTTTAGTAAACGCTATTAAAGCCCAAAAGAAATTAACATTAGACGAAAGAGATACATTATATAAAAATAGAATTAACCCAATTGCAACATTCTCTGATACAGGTACTATTATTTGGGGTAACAAAACGTTACAAGTTAGAGAATCGGCACTTGATAGAATCAACGTAAGAAGATTGTTATTAAGAGCAAGAAAATTAATTTCTGCAGTTGCTGTTAGATTGTTATTTGAACAAAATGATGAACAAGTAAGACAAGAATTCTTAAGATTAGTAAATCCGATTTTGGATGCAATTAAGAAAGAAAGAGGTTTGTACGATTTCCGTGTAACTGTATCAAGTGCACCTGAAGATATCGACGCAAATACACTTAGAGGTAAAATCTACGTGAAACCAACTCGTTCTTTAGAATTCATTGATTTAGAGTTCGTAATTACTCCAACAGGAGCTTCATTTGAAAATATCTAATCTAAAAGGAGATATAAAAATAAGAAAGGAGGGTAGAAATACCTTCCTTTTTTTGTAAAACGTTCCACGTGGAGCTATTATTATAAAAATTAAATATATATAATACCCAGTATACTAGTATTTTCTGGTATTCTTTATTTTATATTTATTAATTAATTTATTATTTAGTGGTTTAAACTGGAACTAGATACTGGAGCCTGTAAAAAACTACGAAAAATATTTGACATTATCAAGTTTTCCAGATAATATTTTAAAAAAAAATTATTTTCCAATAGTGATATATTTATAAGAAAGTAAATAATACTAAAAAAAACTTAACTAATACAACATG